GGCACCCGAGCACAAGGTGAGATGGGTCCAACCATGGAAACTTTAAACCCTTTGGCAGAACAAGCTGCACAACAAGCAGCTACTGCAGGTCAAGCTGACATGGCAACCACTGTCCGCCTTCCTGTGCGTAACCGAGTTCAAGCATTCATTGGAGGTTTGTGATGAATTTTCCAATGCATGAAGAGGACCTTAATGCACCTCAAGAAACCGGAGCCGACTTCCTGGCTCAATACATGCAAAAAAACTCAAATCAAATTGCTGAAGTAGCTGACCTTAACTTTTTAAATCCATTAAATTGGTTCTCTCGTAAAGCGGATGCTGCCATTAAGGAAGCTGATAAAGGAGGAACTCAAAAATATCAAACAAATAACCTAGCCGGTAGCTTATTGGAACGTCGGCGTGCTCTTGCTGAACTACAAAAAGAACTCTGATCATGATGATGGATAACGATTTCCCTACGGCAATGGCAAATGGTGGTGATAGCGTTGGCTTTTTACGTGAGTATCTAAAAGGTTTCCAGAGTTATCAACAAGCTGGTACTGATATTCCTGAACAAAGTTTTCGCACTGATTACGGACAAGAACAAGATGGCCCATTAGTTGCACGCACAATTCGTTATTCCCCGCCTAACGCAATTCTTAAAACCCCGCATCTTGATTCTCCTTACATGGATCAATTAATTGAACGCGGGTTTAAACCACTAAAAGCTCCTGGACCTAAAGGCCCACAACTACCTGGTTTTCTTTGATTATGCCAACACAACTCATCAAAAAATACATTGAAGAGTTTGCACGTTGGATTCGTAATCAACCAGATTACGATGACTTTGAATATGGAACTGAGGTCATTCCTGGCGATAAAACCTGGTGCAAGAAATGTAAAGACTGTAAAATGATAAGTAAGGACAACGATTAGCCAGTTAGATGTCGCAAACAAAAGCCCAGCTTCTTGACGGTAAGGCTTCCTCTATTCAATTCAGCGCAGGAAGCGCAAGTAGCCCCACTATTTCCTTCACTGGCGACACCAACACCGGCATCTACTCCCCTGGTGCAGACCAAGTAGCAATCAGCACGGCTGGCACGGGGCGGTTGTTTGTTGATGCGAGTGGCGTTGTACGCCAAGGCTCACCTACTGACATTGGAGGAGGGACGGTCAGCCTTGGCTACTTAGCGGCAACAAATACAACATCAGGGAGCAGCTTTACTGCAATTAAGGCTGCCGATGCAATAAACGCTACGTCAATTATTTTTCGCAAAGCACGTGGCTCTTTGAGCAGTCTCTCTGCAGTACAGACAGGCGACAACATTGGATACATACCATTTCAAGCATATGGTGGAACCGCGTTTGAGCCAGGTGCAGAACTGACTGCATCAGTAACTCAATACACCAGTCCAACTAACTGGTCTTCGCATTTCTTTATAAACACAAGAGACGGATCCGCCGCTTTTGAACGCCTGCGCATCACATCAACTGGCAACGTCGGCATCGGCACCACGGCACCGCAGGCCGTTCTTCATGTTGAGAAAAACCAAGCAGCAGAGAGCGGCGTTTTCCTAAACAACTCAGATGCGGGTGGTTATGTTGCATTAAGACTTGGAAATAGTGACAGGGGAACCAATGGTGATCACTTAGTTTATGGCGGAACTGTTTTGGGTTTACGATCCAAAACAGGCACAGCGATTACGTTTGAACCGGCAGGCAGCGAAAAAGCCCGCCTCGACAGTTCGGGTCGCCTGCTGGTGGGGACGAGTAGTGCAAGGGCAAACTTTAATGTTGGAGCTAGAACGGCTGTTTTTCAAATTGAGGGCACAAGTGCAGATACAAGCTTTCTGTCAATTACTAGAAACTCTAACAATACTGCTCCATGTGGAATTGTCATCTCTAAGTCAAGAGGAACTGCGGTTGGATCAAATACAATCGTTGCCGATGGGGATGATTTTGGTGAAATAAATTTTGAAGGCGCAGATGGCACGAACATGGTTCGTGGCGCTCAGATCAGAGCCGTGGTAGACGGCACCCCCTCAGCGAATGACATGCCGGGCAGGTTGGTCTTCCTCACAACCGCAGATGGAACAAGCAGCCCAACGGAGCGGATGCGTTTAACAGCTGCTGGTCGAATGCAGCTTACTGGTGCATACGATAACAATATTGTCGCTGTTGCAGCCCTAGATATTGATTGCTCTGCTGGTAATTACTTTACTAAAACAATTAACGGCAACAGTACATTTACTGTTAGTAATGTACCTTCTTCTCGTGCATTTGCATTTACACTAGAATTAACACACACCAGTGGAACGATCACCTGGTTCAGTGGTGTAGAGTGGCCTGGTGGCGTAGCACCAACCTTGACCACCGGTAAAACACACCTCTTTATGTTTGTTACCGATGATGGTGGCACTCGCTGGCGTGCTTCTAGCCTGATCAATTACACGAACTGATAAACGATGGATCCTATATCTCGGTTACTACAGATGGGTGCTGCTGGTGCAGCAAGTGCAGCAAAGACTTACATTGAAGATGTCTTCAGCACTTGGCTCTACACCGGCAACAACAGCACGCAGACGATTACGAATGGGATTGATCTGAGCGGGAAGGGGGGTCTGGTTTGGATAAAAAATCGTGACCTAGGTGTACCGCACAGACTTTTTGATACAGTCAGGGGCTACAACAAGTCACTGTCAACTGACGCAACATCCGCTCAAGCGACTACAACAACGGACTTTACCTCGTTTAATAGTGATGGATTTACGCTAGGCGTTGAAGCCACCGTAAACATCAATTCAGATACACGCAAATACGCCTCTTGGACCTTCCGCGAGCAGGCCAAGTTCTTTGATGTGGTGACGTGGACAGGCAACGGCAGCAACCGCACCATTGCTCACAACCTTGGCAGCGTGCCTGGGTGCATCATTGTTAAGCGAACAGACACCACAGGCGACTGGCAGGTTTATCACCGTAGCCTCGCCAACACTGAATACATGGTGCTCAACAGCACTGCAGCCAAAGCAACAGGCACAACTCGCTGGAATAGCACCACCCCAACCAGCACCGTCTTCAGTCTTGGCACTGATGCCACTGTGAACGCCTCCGGCGGCACCTACGTCGCCTACCTGTTCGCGCACGACGCTGGCGGGTTTGGCGATAGCGGCAATGACAGTGTGGTGAAATGTGGGAGCTATACGGGTAATGGCTCAACCAATGAGATAAACCTTGGCTGGGAGCCGCAATGGCTATTGATCAAGCGTTCGTCCGGAAGTGCTGAATGGGCGATAATAGACAACATGCGAGGCATCATAAATCCTTCTGTGTCACCCTGGATGCCTGTTTTGGCAGCAAACTCTTCTAATACCGAAAGTTTTTTTACAAGCTCATCGAACAAGGCGCAGCTCAACCCCACAGGATTTACATTAACTGCTGCTGGCTTTGATACTAATTACTCTGGCGAGACCTACATCTACATCGCCATTCGCCGTGGGCCGATGAAGACGCCCACCGATGCCACGAAGGTGTTTGAGGTTGTAGCTCGTACCGGCACTGGCTCTGCTACTACAGCAGGATCTTCAGTTCTTACTGATGTTGCCGTTAATAAACGCAGAGATGGTGCCGGCGGTGCTGCGTGGAATGCGCGTATGACAGGCGTAAATTACTTGGATTCAAGTTCCACAGATCAAGAATTCAGCTCTTCTGTGGCTTGGGATACGATGGTCGGAATTAAATACACAGGAAGCGGATTTAATGGATCGTCTTTAACTTATGTCAACTGGAACTTCCGCCGCGCCCCCGGCTACTTCGACGCCGTTTGTTACACCGGCACGGGATCAGCCCGCACGGTGAGCCATAACCTCGGCGTGGCGCCGGAGTTGATGATTGTTAGGCGAAGGGATGTAGGAAATGACTGGACTGTGTACAGTGCGGCCACGGGCGCGACTAACTTTTTGCTATTTGGCACCGATGCGTCTCAAGCATCGTCTACCAGATGGAATAATACTGCTCCTACTTCTAGTGTATTCACTGTTGGGACTGCAAATAGTGTCAATGTTTCCTCTGGCACTTACATCGCCTACCTCTTCGCCTCCTGCCCCGGCGTGAGCAAGTGCTTCAGTTTTACCGGCAACGGCACCAGTCAAACGATTAACTGTGGCTTTACTGCCGGTGCAAAGTTCGTACTCATAAAGAGGACGGATTCAACGGGCAACTGGTTAGTCGCTGACACCGCTCGCGGCATCGTCTCCGGCAACGATCCACTGCTTTATCTCAACAGCACTGCCGCAGAAGTCACCACGCTGGATTGGATTGATCCAGACAACAGCGGCTTTGTCGTCAATCAAGAAGCCACGGCTAACGCCAACGTCAACGGGGCTACTTATATCGGCCTCGCTATTGCCTGATCACCATGGAACTCCGCAACCGCACCACCGGCGCCGTCATCACCGACAGCCAATTCCGCTCCGACAATCCGAACACCAGTTTCCCGCCGCAGCTGACCGCTGAGATCATCAGCGATTTCGGCTACGACCCCGTGCTGGAAGGCCCACAAGCCACCACCGTGCCGCCCTATCAGTACAGCCAGCGTGATGGCGTGGTCGAGGTGAACGGGCAGTGGTTTACGCACTACATCGCCGGTCCTGTCTTCCAGGACTACACCGACGACCAAGGCGTGGTACATACCGCCGCTGAGCAGTACGAGGCATACTGTTTCGCCAAAGACGCAGAACAGAGCAAGGCTGTCCGAGAAGATCGCAACCGCCATCTAGCCGAATGTGATTGGACCCAGCTGGAAGACAGCCCGCTGAATCCTGACGGCAAAGGTGCTTGGGCGCTCTACCGCGAAACGCTTCGCATGGTGCCGCAACAAGAAGGTTTCCCCTGGAACGTACAGTGGCCGCCTAAGCCGCAGTAGTTCTACTCTTTACTATTTCTATAGTTCATTACCTTCAGGAAGGATGGTAGGAAGATCCTTAAACTTCTGATCAGAGTTACGGATAGCAAGCCCTTTCACAAAGGGCTTACCACCTTTACTGAAGGTACGAACCTCATCTAATCCCAGCTGGTTCTTGCAGCAATCAAGCAGCAAGTTGATGAATCGTTTCTGACCCACGGCTTTAGATCCCGTGGCGTCACAATATTCACAGTAGCTGGGATATAGGTGATAGTTACTGTTGACATAACGCTCATTACTTTCCTTATTACCGTTTGGAATCTTCTTACCAACAGCAGTAACATGCTCTGCCTGCACAACTTCTGATTGCAACCATTCAATCAGGTTATTGCTATTGAGAAGGATGTTATTACGAACACGGCGCAGTGCTGGCACCATTTCATTGGTATCCAACAGATACTGCCTCATAGTTTGCTCATCCATTTCCATAACCCAGTTCACAAGACCCGGCAGGTAATCTTTCCAGATACCAGAGACCCGGCCATGTTCAATCTTGATCATGTCCTTGGCTTCACTATTGCGGTCATATAAGGGCCTATTGAACTCAATTGTTAAGCGCCTGCGGCTTAAACCACTGGTGTTATCCGTGGTTTGAATTGGTTCATTAGCAACCACCATGACCATACCGGTGTACACAAATGGTTCACCAATAGGCTTCAGCTTCTCCTCGTAGCGCAGCGAGTCACCGCCAGTCAGCGCCTTAAAGGTCTGGGCAGAACCGCCATAACGCTCAGAATCATTGATCAGCGTCAGCCGCTTGCCCTTGATCGAGGACAGCTCAAAGCGGCTTTGCTCCAGCTGGTTGAGGGTTGTACTAGCGTAGTTCCCACTACCAACAAGGGCACAGCAGAGGTTGGCAAAGGTGGACTTACCGCGACCACCTGGACCGATCACTTCAAAAAAGCGTTGAATCTCGTTACCACGTCCCACGAGACACGCCCTAAGCCATGCCCGCAGTACATTCACCCTGGCCTCATCACCGTATTGAGTGCGATAGAGCCACTCGGTAATAGGACCTGGATCAGCCTCTGGAATGTAATCAATATCCAGACCCCAAATAATGAAGTGATCTGAATCGTGCTCTAAAAATTCTTTGGTATCCAGATCGTAGACACCGTTACGGAATGCAAGACGCGAGGGATCATCATTCCATTGGTACTCGGTGAGGTGCCCCTCCAACAGAGCACACACATCATTAACGAGATGAGAAGTGTACCCGCCAGGGAGAGAAACGTTTCCGAGGACAAACTGGACCTCATGCTTAAAATCTTTCGTATGATCTTGTTCATTCCACACACCGCGCTGGCGGTCATACTTCATAAACCTATCAAACCTAGGGTCATATCGCCACCCATTCTTATTGAACATGGGTGAGATGAAGTTAGCAATTTCAGAAGCAGGCGGATTACGTGTTGCCCCCTTCTGCTTTTTACCCCCTGGCAGAGATGGTTGACCTGGAATTCGAACAACGTCTAGCTCACCATCATCACCAAAGAGATCTTCTGGCATCTCTGCACCACCAAAGATCTCAGCAAACAGGTTGCTTTCATCGTGGTCAGCAGCACCTTCATCATCAAGGCCTGCCCGTTTCCTGATGGTATCAATGGAAGGAACAACAAATCCTCCCATATCAATGTAACCATCTTCTTTTGCTTTAGCCCGAAGGGTCTTTAAACCCCTGGCACCATCAGGGTTTGGACCACCAGGCAGTCGTTCAAAGCTAGACCATTTGCGTTCACAAGCACCGTCTTCAAAATGCTCAGATTGAGAGGACCATTCAACCCATGCTTCTAGAAGACAGTCATCAATTTGATGGAGGGACATGCCAACGGCAAGCCACTCTTCATAATCATCAGCTCGTTCTTCTGATAAAGCAGAAAGGTACTCAAGAGCTTCCGCTAAAACAGTTTCTTGATGATATTTCGAGTCCGTATCGTAGTTTAGTGTGATGCTCTGCGTAACAACAGCACCTGCTGGAGAGTTCCGTTTGCGGTAACGGCTACTGGGATAAGCACGAGCAATCGCTTCATAAAGCCACTCTGGCATTTCAGGTAACCGTTTGGCATATTCAAATCCACCATGCGGTGTTGTGGAATATCCAGCTGTATCTGGGTGAGCACCCATCAATGCACCTTGACGGGACCTCCAAAGGATTTCCCATGGCGCCTTATCAACTTTAATGGTTGCTTTATCGGGTAGTTGTTGGATGCGCTCTGGCGGCACCCGAAACAACATCCGAAACTTCCCAGGTTTCCCGCTGGTAATGGTCAGTGTGGGAGGAAAGATCTCACCAATTGGACCACCACCCAGCTCTTCGATGACGGGGATGGCATCTTCTCCATCCACATCAACAAAGATTAGTGCAAGGTCATTGCTCCATTGGCCGCACAACAGGCCAACACCAGTAGCTCGACCTTCTTCTAATTCTTTACGAACTTCATTAACAGTTTTAGGATCGCTAGTCCAGCCAGGAAGATAAGCTTTCTTCCCCTGCAAGGGGGTTAGGGGGAAATCAACAGGAATCAAATCAAGATTGATCTGCCCTGGAGACAGGTGCTTATGCGGGGGCTTGGGTTCTGGAGTAGCAGTCGTCACGTTGTTTTATTGCAGATCGGGAGAAGACGACGGAGCCAGCGTAGCGGTGTTTTACTGCACCGCCCATAGGATCCACCGTTTTTCTTCGTATCTTTAATTTACGGGGCAGACACCTGCACTCAGGCGTCGCCGTCGACCACATCCATATCAATCTCAGTCTTATTAAGAGACGGAAGAATCTCAGAGTAATACTTGTTTACGGCATCTAGCCACTTGTTCTTGTACTTCTCGATGGTGCCGCCCTGCACCGCAAACACCTGAGAACGTTCCCGAGTAGCCACAAAAATCATCATGATTTCTGGAACGATACCCACCGTGTGCTCCAGCGCCATGGCGTAGGCACCCATCTGCATCATGCATTTTTGATACTTCATGAAGCCAGCACGCTTCATTCCATACTCACTCTTTAGGGTTTCAGGTCCTGGCCAACGACTGAAGTACAAGCCATTACTGGTTTTAAGGTCACCAAGAACCACCTTTCCTTTGTACTCTGCCACGATATCTGGTGCTCCAGCCCAGCCCCACGTTTCTGTTTCGTGTGTTCCTGGGTGCCAAACTCGACTAATCCCGTCACCACCCATGGTCCAACTGAAATCGTCAGGGTTGGCAGGATTTTCAGCCCACATCACACGTTCTAGTTTGTCCAGCTTCTCAGGAAGACCAGACCAAAACGCAGCAATCTCCTCATCATCAATCTGCGGATCTTTGTTGATACCCAGCAGATACTCCTCCATCAAGGAGTGAACACGGGTACCACGAGCTGCAGCAGCTTCTCGTCCACCCGGATTCTTCTTTGCCCACCGTTCAAGTGCTGCCTTATTCCCACTGGTAGCAGACAGGATAGTAGTAACAGAAGGCAGTGCACCATAAGGAGTCTTATAATGGCGACTTCCATTAATGGTTAATCGGGTATCCCCTTCCGAGCGGTAATCCAAGAACTGCTCATACGATGCAGTTTTAGAGTACGGCGTATAAATCTTGCGCTCTAGTTCTTCTATAACGCGAACGTCTGCACAAATTTCATCCAGGACAGCAGGCACAAGCACAGCTCAAGTCCCTACAACGTAGCAAAAACCCGAGTGTTTGCAAGGAATTAGAAGTGCTGAACTCCCTTCATGACCCTGCGGATGTCGGGATCAATGATGCGGTGACTGAATTCAAACCGCTGACGCAGCTCATTGAAACAGAAAAGAAAAGAATGCTTAAGATCCCAGGTGATATCGCAGCTACCCCAGGAATCGTGCTCTGTACTGGAGTTAAACCAATGAATAAGGAGAGGACCAACTCTTAGGTGCCCCCACTCGCTTTCTACATCAAAGTAGTAAAGAGGTGCATAAGAAAGTTTCTTCTTCATTCCTCTGTCAACTCCGGCTTACGAAAGCAGTTCTCAACATTGTTGACAAACTTGAGCGACTGGTAGTTCTGAACCTCCTTCTGAATCTGCTCATGGATCACAAAAGCAGTCTTGATGGCATCTTCAGGATCCATGGCCCACCTGGAGTTAGACAGTAAGCCAGTAACCAAGATGGTGATAGCCAGTTCTTGAGGGTGGTTCACGAAGGATCGAAGCGAGCGGCCATTGTCAGTGAAGCTACCTAGTAGAAAGGTGAGATCAGTGAGTTGGTTATGTTCTCGTTCATTCATCGGGACTCTCCGCATCAGCAACACTATAAAGTGTTACATAGTCTTTTTTGATGATAGGAGTAATTAACCCTTCATTTTTTAACGCACTTAACCGCCTGGTTACAGTCCGATGATTGCGTTCAAATTGTTTAGCAATCTTAGTGATTGGCATGAGGACCAGCAAAGAACCCTCGTACTTGGTTGACTCATCAACTAAGTACTCATAGATGGACCATGCAAGGTCATCCATCAGGTCGTTCTTAACTGGTCCCATGACAACACTATTTATGCTTTTGATTGTAGTTGTTCTGCGTCTTTGCAGCGCAGTACAGATTTTTTAGCTGTTTCAAGGTCCATACCCCAGCAGGGTTCCCAGTCATACTCTTCGCTGGGATAGCGATAGAGAACATGACCGGTTACCCCGTGGCGCAAAGACTGAATGGTATAACCCTCGAACTCAACAGGGTCCAAGATTTCTGAGGGTTTACCTTTAAAGCGTGTTTGTTTAGTGCTGCGAGCCATATGAAATGGAGCTTACAGCACTAAATTAACAGGTTTTATACCCAGTGCAATTATGCAACAGGTGTTTTACCCTTCATACCGGATTTTTTCTGTCTATCAACCATACGCTTAGCTTGGGACTGCTTAGCACGTTCCTTAAACTGAGCGCGTTTTTCTTCGTTAACGCCTACTTTTTTACGAGCTTCGGCCATTACCATTTTCTTTTTCTCTTCCTTTGGCGCCTTGCTCTTCATAATTTCTTTAGTTGCGCTAGGCTTGTTACGAGCAGGAGGCTGACCTGGTTTTTCAGCCATCTTCTTAGCTTTTTCCTTCAAGAAAGTTTTAGCTTTTTCTTTTTTCTCAGGCGCACCTTTTTCTTTGGCAGCAGCTGCAGCTTTACGCTCGGCAATTTTTTGAGCAATAAACCCTTGCTTCATGACGCTAGAACTAAAGATATATTCAACTACTCTACCAAAGGTTTATGCCATCCTTCTCTTAAATAGCCATAGTCACGGGCTTCAGTAACACCTGCTTTTTTCTTGCAGACACCACAGGTTCCTGAATGAAATGTAGCGCAGTGTTTAGCAGGACCTTTGTACCGATCTTGATCCCACCAGAGCCCCCACTGGCGGCCACACTCACGGCAAACCCAATCAGGTTGCTGGAGATCAACCATTGCGTAAATTGGCATCTTTGCTTAAAAGATATTCTTGATAACGTTCATTCATCTCCATCAAATCTTTAAGACGTTGCTGATAAACGTTATGTATCCATCTTAGTTCCTGTGTCTGTTGTTGTGCAGCTGCTTGAATCAGTGCATCCAGATTGTTTGTTTGCATGTTGTTCAAAGTGATTGTTTTTCCAGAAGTCTTCTGGGCTGTGAATAACATCTCCTTCATAGAAGATATTTACATAGGGACCTCTTTCAGAGAACAAACTTTCTGATGGAAGATGTACAACTGTTCTGATTTCAAAACAAGTTGGATTAAACTCTCGACAAAAAAATTGAGGATCTGTTTTATTAATATCCCATGAAGAATAAGCTGTTTCAGTTACTAAAACATGAGGATCAATCTGTGGATACAGATCATGCAAGCGTTGCAGCTGATTAATCAGTTCTGAGAGTCGCATTCTGTGTAAGGTTCGTAAACTTCAAGTTGAGCAAGAAACTTTTCAACATCGTTGATAGCTTGTTGATAACCGTTAACCCAATCAGTTGAAGACTCTGGTGCCCCAATGTGAGACACCAGGTGTACATTCAACCTACGAATTAACTTATCTTTAACTATCTTGATCATCTTCCTCTACTTTTCGAAGAATAAATGAACCATCTTCTTGATCAACAAATTCAATTTCATCTCCTTCTTTCCAGCCCAGGAGCTGCCAGAGTTCATCGGGGAAGGTGAGAACACCATCCTCATCAACATCACAGAACCAGGACTTGGTTGTTTCATTGGTTGGTTGCATCGCTAGATCCCAAGTACCGATCAAGTTCTTCCTTAAGGACAGATCGCATTGAATTAAGCATTTCATTGGAAGAAGGGAAAGCTAACAGGTCATATTTGTTAGGAATATCTTTCTCAATCTTATAAGTTTGATCTGCATGATAAAGCAAATCCAGTGTCATGCGAAACAACTTGTAGCTAGACACTGGCTCTAAACCAAACTCAGTAATTTGGTAGTTGAGTTGTGACATCATTTCAGCAATCTTTTTAGAATGCTCAACAAAAATCTCAAAGTAATCGTCGTAATCCTTGTAGTAAAACTCAGTCATGTGCAAGCGGGAGGCCGGACCAAGATTAGCGGATTCTTTTGTTGGTGACTAGGGAGGGTAGGGAGAAAGTGTTAAGTCTTATTTGAGACTCAATTGTTCCAGTGGCGAATAACACCAGCCACAATGAAACAGTTGGTTAAGAAATAAGTAAAGAAAATTATGGAGCGGATAACAGCAACTTGATCAGCTTCAGAGGCAGTGCGTCCTGTTTTTTCTCCAAGGGCTTTTGCCCACAGGTGCCACAAGTAACGAGGTTTCATAGCACCCAGACGGGATTCGAACCCGCATCGCCCTGCAGCAGCAGTAGCCGTCCTATCCAATTGGCTCGGACTGGGTGGTGGGGCGACGTTATCGGACGCCGCCTGAACCGAGGGCAAGGATGTCCGCCTACGTTCACCGACCATCGCTAGGGCTGTGTTACCACAAACTTAACGGTGAATCTACGATGCGGCCGAGGGGATCTTTTGTTTAATGCAACGTTCCTTGTTACACCCTAAGGGATAGATGGATGCAGTGTGACTGGCTTACCGACAATCGGGCTATGAGTTAACCAGGCGTATCCAGACAGGGACTGCACCTCTATCTTGGGCTCTCCTTCTAGGCTATCTGCCTAACGAGTCACCCAGCCTTCGCGCTTGCCGAATCGGTCCCCGGCGCATCAGCGGCCAACTGAGCCCCATCGAAAAGAGAGGGGGAACTCATTTAGTTTATCACGTTGTCAACCTTTTGCGGCGCTCATAAACAAAAGAAAATCCAGGAACGAGCTGAGCAGCCACTGGCGCTGAACCGTCGTCAGTAGCAAGGGCTTCTCTAACACGATCTTTATCTGGAATATCCTCTTGCTTTACATCTACAACAGTGTTGTCTTTAATGCGCGTTACTGTTGTAGTCTTACGCAAACCAAACTCAGTTCTATCTTCCTCTTCCCAGTGTTCAAAGTTATCCACAAGACGTGGTTTAACCTTTCTAATTGTGGCTTGATACTTGACACCAGTTGGTTTGTTATCAATGAGGTTCTGCTGATAAGCAAACTTAACAATAGAAACCATCTTTTCTCGATTCTTTTTCCAAGCTTCTAGGTTTGCTTTAATCTCATCCATCTCTGTTTGCAATGCATCGATGTAAGCATCGCACTTTTTAATCATGCCAATGATGGCATCAAATTTAGATTCCTGGCGAGAAGCCAGATCATGAAGGTGTTGCTCCAGTAAAGCCCGTTCATCCTCAGGAATGTCAGGCATATCCTTGAGGAAACCGATGTGCTGAATGGATTCAGCAATTTGAATGAGGCTGAGTTTGTCGGCCATGGTGAGTAATGCGGTAGTGTGCAATCAGGACTGCTTAGAACGGGTGCTATTCATCAGAGCACCAAGACTTTGCGAATAAGGAGAGAGTTTAAAAGGCGGATCTTGCGTTAAGGCATCAGTAAACACCTGCCAACATGCGCCAGTTGGCATGTGATTGTTGTCATAAACAGCTTTCTCTTTCCAACCACTGACAGGTAACCACTGACCACCAGTCTTTACACCGTCATAGGTAACGCGATAAAGCAACAAACCACGACGGTGATCAAAATAATAGACGCAGATCCGTGGATTGTATTCCTTCTCCCCTTGCCTGGCTTCAAACCGAATGGCATGAAGCATCATGTTGGCAGAACACCACTGAAGATGTTTACAAATAGGTTTGAATTGAATGTCCGTATAAGTAGAGAACTCATCAGAAAATTCCTGGCGATGAGTATGCAGCTGGTTCCAAGATTCACAGCTACACATCTCCTCTTTCTCCATGACAAAGTACAACTTCTGTACTCCATCTTTATCAGTTTGGATGCGTGGAGCACGTCCAAGCAACGGCTGAAGCGCATCCATTGTGGAAGATGGACCGTAATCTAAAGCTGCAACAGGCGTACCATTCCAAGGACGGCTGCTTAATGCTTGGCTCCAAACCTTGTAATCAAAGTAGGAGGGTGTACGTGTTCTGTGCTCCCAAAAATTTTTGAGAATTTTTGCCCTCTCTATATAGAGTTGGGTGTCTGCAAGATCTAAACAAACCAGATCATCTTGGAGTGAAATGGATTGAATATCAGTTGCTTGTAGAACCTTGAACTTATCAGGATCTTCTTGGTAGAGCGTATCAACAATTCTTCTGCGTCCATACACAAGACGCTGAGCATCAGAAAGCAGCGCTTCGGTTACGGTCATTACGGTCAGGTGGTGTGTGCATGAGGCTTTTAACGACATCCTCCAGGTCGGTTAACTAATTACTATTTATCTTTGAAGAAAAGAATGATAGCAACAATAATTAAGCAAATAATAAGAATGGAAAAACTAATAATAGTTGGCAGCAAAACCTGCCACCAAGGCCAAGCAAT